AATAGTATAAATAATCAAATCTGGACCGAAATAAATACCGGAACTGCTGCAACTTGGACAGAGATTGACACAGCCGCTTAAATTGAATAATATATAATATAAGGAATTAATATGGCATCAAGTTATTCTACAGATCTTAAAATAGAACTTATGGTCACTGGCGAAAAAGCCGGACTATGGGGTGATATCACTAATACAAATTTAAATTTAGTACAACAAGCAATCGCTGGTGTTGAAGCAATATCTATTGCAGGTGGAGCTCAAACCACAACTTTAGTAATGACAGATGGAGCATTATCTAATGCTAGAAACGCAGTTATAAAACTAACGGGTGCAATTACAGGAAATCAAATAGTAACAGTTCCAAATAGTATTGAAAAAACATATATTGTACAAAATAGCACAACAGGTGCATTTACAGTTGAATTTAAAACAGTATCAGGAACTGGTGTAACTTTTGCAACTACAAATAAAGGATTTAAAATAGTTTATTCTGATGGAACAAATATTGTTGAGGTTGAATTATCCTCAGTAAATCCAATTATAGAAAAAATTCTTGACACTAATGGTAATGAAGAAATTATATTTACGGCAACTGCATCAGCAGTTAATGAATTAACTATTGCAAATGCAGCAACAGGTAATGCTCCTTCTATTGCAACAACAGGTGGAGATACAAATATTGGACTAACGATTGCTCCAAAAGGAACAGGAGATGTTAATATTGATGCAGATACACTTAGAGTTGGAGATAGCAATGCAGATGCAACTATTACAACAAATGGAACAGGAGATTTAACTATTAGCACAAATTCTGGAACAAATTCTGGAACAGTTAAAATATTTGATGGTGTGAATGGAAATATTGAATTAACTCCAAATGGAACTGGAGTTGTAAAACTGGATGGAATAAGTTATCCAGTCGCCGACGGCTCAGCCAATCAGGCATTGGTAACTAATGGAAGTGGTGTTTTAAGTTTTGCTGCTGTTGGAGCTTCAGCGGGCCAGGTTATTCAGGTAGTTACTGCTACTGATACTACTGCAAGAAATACAACATCAACATCTTATGTTACTGCTTCAAATACATTATCAGTTTCAATAACTCCTGCTTCAGCAAGTAATAAAATATTTATACTATGTTCTGTTTCTGTTAGAGGAGAAGATGGTGTTGAAAATTACACTACTTTATTTAGAGGTGGTTCAAATATTTTAGGTGCTTCAGGATTTGGTTATCAATATGGTTCAAGTAATGCTGCAAAAACAGGTGTTCAAGGATTGTCTTATTTAGATTCTCCTTCAAGTACATCTTCTTTAACTTATCAAATTTATTTTAAATCAAGTGGTGGAACTATAACATTAAATGATTTTAGTGGAACTGCATCAATAACAGCTTTTGAAATTAAAGGATAATTATGAATACAATAAAAGCAATTTACAGAGTAATATCAAAAATAAATCCAGACGCACAAGCAAGTATGTCAGGTGATAATTTATCAGCACTTGATACAATAACTTGGGAAAACGGAACTCAACCAATATCTAAACAACAAATATTAGATTTAGTTCCTGAATGTCTTGCTGAAATTGAAGCAGAAGAACAAGCTAAGATTGATGCTAAAGCAAGTGCATTAGCAAAACTTACAGCTTTGGGTTTAACTGAAGAAGAAGTTAAGTCTATTCTTTAAGACTTAGGATATTTAGTTTTTATACTAGCTATTCTTGTTTTCCAAGAATCTAAACCATCATGATAAATTTCATCTAATTGAGATTGCCAATTACCATATTCATTACGTCTATTTTTAATGAATGTTGATATTTTATAGTAATTGTTATAGACACTACATTGTATATAATGATACTTTATGCCACTACAAAAAATACAATTTAAGCCTGGATTCAATAAACAACAAACTGCAACCGGAGCCGAAGGGCAATGGATTGATGGTGATTTCGTAAGATTTAGATACGGAGAACCTGAAAAAATAGGTGGTTTTGAACAGTTATTATCTTCAACATTAGCAGGTCCAGCGCGTGAACAACACACTTGGACTGCATTAGATGGTAAAAAATATGCAGCTATTGGCACTTCTAAACTATTAGTTATTTATTATGAAGGTGATTTTTATGACATCACACCACTTGGTACAGCCCTTACATCTTGTACTTACACTTCAACAACCGGCTCTGCAACAGTTACTATTAATAAAGCAGCACATGGATTACAGGTTGGAGACTACATTTTATTTACATCTGTAACAACACCAGGGAGTCCTACTACAAGTTTTACATCTGCAAATTTTACAACAAATACATTTGAAGTTTTATCAGTTCCAACATCAGCTACTTTTACAGTTACCATGCCAGTTACAGAAACTGGAACAGGAGTAACAGCAGGAGGAACTATTACTACAACTCCTTATATTTTTGTAGGACCTACCTCTGAAACTTCAGCTTATGGTTGGGGAACAGGTTATTGGGGTGGATCAATTCCAACATCACTTACAAATCAATTAAATGGAGCAATTAATAATTCTGTTACAACAATTACAGTTGATTCAACAACAGGATTTCCAGCCACCGGAACAATAGATATTGATTCTGAATTAATTACTTATACAGCTTTAACTGGAACAACTTTTACAGGTTGTGTGAGAGGGGCTAATGGTACAACAGCAGCATCACATTTAGATAATGCTATTGTAACTAATGCTTCAAGTTGGGTTGGTTGGGATTTAGAATCAAACACAACTACAACAATATTATCCGCTGCTTCTTGGTCACTCGATAACTTTGGCCAGATACTCGTTGCTACAATTAAGAATGGTAAAATATTTACTTGGAGTCCTGCAGCAGTATCTCCTCTTACAACAAGAGCTGCAGTTGTTGCAAACGCTCCGACAGCATCTGTTATGACAATTGTATCAGATCGAGATAGACATTTATTTGCGCTCGGTACTGAAACAACTATTGGATCACCCTCTACACAAGATCCAATGTTTATAAGATTTTCAAATCAAGAAGATATCAATACTTGGACACCAACGGTTACAAACACGGCAGGTACTTTTAGACTAGATACGGGTAACGAGATTCGAGGAGCTGTGCAGGGTAAAGATTATATCTTTGTATTAACGGATCAATCTGCATACGTTATTCAATTTGTAGGACCTCCATTTACTTTTTCTGTTAGACAGGTGGGTACGAATTGTGGATGTATTGGTCAACATGCAATGGTATTTGCACAGGGCGCTGTATTTTGGATGGGTAATTCTGGTGGATTCTTTGTATATGATGGGACAGTAAAACAATTACCATCACTTGTAGAAGACTTTGTATTTACAGATATTGGTCCAGATAATTTAGGAATTAATTATAATGCAGGTGAAATCGTTTATGCATATCATAACTCTTTATATAACGAAGTAGGTTGGTTTTATGCAAAAGCAGGGGAAACACAAATAGATAGAAACGTTGTTTATAACTTTCTTGAAAATACATGGGTTACAGGATCTTTAGCTAGAACAACTTATCAAGATTCTGATACTTTTGATTTACCTTATGCAACACAATATATCGCAAATGGTACGCCTACATTTCCAACTATTAATGGAGTAACTAATTTATTTGGTTCTACTAAATATTGGGAACAAGAAAGTGGATTTAATGAAGTAGATTCAGCAGGTAATAAAACAACTATTGCTGCTTTTATTAGATCTGGAGACTATGATATATCTGAACAAGGTTTAGGTGGAGATGGTCAATTAATTATGCGTGTTAAAAGATTTATACCTGACTTTAAAAACTTAGAAGGTGATGCAAAAATAACTTTATTCTTTAGAGATTATCCTGCAGATGCTAGTTCAACACCTTCTACAACACCACCAACTATTACCGGTCCCTTTACTATTACATCATCTACTGATAAAGTAGATACGCGCGTGCGAGGAAGACAAGTGAGTTTAAAAATTGAAAACGATGCAATAGATCAATCTTGGAGATACGGAACTTTAAGATTAGATATTGAAGCAGGAGGAAGAAGATAATGGCAAAGATAACTGCATATATACCAGAACCATCACCTGAGTATGATGTTTC